TCGCAAGATGTCGTCCTTGATTTCTTTGACCCATTTGTCGATAATCGACCGAGCGTCTCCACCTAATATAACAGACTGTTTAATTTCCGTTATCGCTGACTGCACGATGATGATGATGTCTTTTGCAACATCTGGCGACGGACTATTCATTCTTCGGTTCCAATACGTCTTCGAATTGCATCAATTCTGGTGTGTCAAGCGACATGCCCTCTTCATACCGAATTAGATTCACCTCTTCTTCAATTTGTGCCTTGCTCCAATTTGGATGAATATTTGTAATCGCCTCACGCGTCGATGCGACTCGTTGCATCTTGGCACTCCCCCACGTGGTGAGCAAGTCCTCTGATCGAGGATAAATATATGGGCTGAACTCGATGTTTATGTCAAGATTGTCATACGACAAGTCGTCAGGAACGTCGAACGGCTGTTCCACTTTTAACTCGTTCCTTAACCATGAGTTCAGTTCAAGCATTTTAATGAATAACTTCTCCATAAACACAGCCCACAGTTGTTGCTTCGCGCCGCGAGTTTCGAGCGTTACTTTATTGCGCTCTTGCTGGCTCTCTGCCGATGCGTTAATTCCTTCGAGACCAGTGATGCCGAGAGCGAACGGACTCAACCCCGCTTGATTTATAGCGGTTGTTAATGCCGTGTTGAACTTTCCTCGTAAACTATCTTGCTTGTCACTTATTTGTGTTGTGGTGACTTCCTTCTTGGCTCCCTCTTCACCACCAATGCGTATTTCTTGATAATTCGTAATAAACGGATTCGGCTTGATTACTTGCAATTTTCCATCAAGCGTAGTTGTCGTTGGCAACATCTCTTGTGGGAAGTAACGGATTGTCTTGTTATTTCTTACCTCGGATATCATCTCGCTGTATACTTCATCGAGTGCGTCGAACGAGCCGATAGCACCCTCATAATCGCTCGCACCAATCCCTAAATCCATGAACTCGTGCGACGGCAGTTTGTTCGGCTTTTCGAGCGCGAGCATGCCTTTCAACCCGACATATGTGATGCGGTCGTTGTCTTCGCCGAGTCGTTCCGATAATTCTCTTAATTTATTTACGGTCGCGATCGGCACACGATCATCACTACCGTCAGGTTTCATAACGTATAATTCGTAAATAATCGTCGCGTCGCCATTTTCGTTCGTCGTGTATATCTCGTCGAGACGATATTTATATTTGCCTTGCTCATAATAATACTTAAAAATAATTGCCTTGGTAATACCACGCTCTTTTATTGCTTCGGCGTTGCGGATGTCACACAATTCAACAATTGGGAAACTCGACAGCTCGGCGTCGTGCGATAGTTTGAAAAATACATTTCCGCTCCACGACTCCGTCTCCGCACCAAGTGCTAATTTAGTCTTGATGTCGCACGCGTCGATTAAACCGTCGAGTAGTTCTTGCACGACTGCGCTTTTCTCCTCGTCACCGTAATATGTGACCGTCTGCTTGAACCCAGCACCGAACACTACTTGCGCCATTTTGCGTGAAATTAATCCCGGTATACCAGAGTGCAATTTCACATATTCGTTCAATGCTTTATGCCAAAAATAATTCACGTTCGACGGCTTGATATGCCGTGCGTATAACTCGCGCAACATTCGTTCGTTGCCAACATACCACACGCGATACTCTTCAATTCGCTCGGTCAACTTGACCGATGAGTCTATCTCGGAATCAAGTTTGACCGCCTTGTATGGATTAAAAATTAACCTTTGATTTAACACTTTCAAATCACGCTCCAATCGTGTCAGCCGTCTATTATAAAACCAATCTCTTATACGACCCATTTTATCACCTCTCGGCTCTCATTAATTGCTTCATGTATTTGGTAAAAGAATACTCGGCGCTGTCTATCTTGTCGTTATGAGGCTCGTTCAAGTCTTCACGCTCGATGCCCTCACGACCGGGTGACCATTTTGCCATCAAGAACGCGTCGTATAGGTCACGCCCTTCGATCGTGTCATTAAAAGCCACACGACCTGACGATGCTAATATAATCATCGCGTCGATACGTTCCTTTATCGTTGCCTTGTAACTGGGTATCACTGGCGGTAGTCCGAGAGACGTGAACTCGGTTTGTAAATCGCGTATGAAGTTCGCTTCAGCTGAATCAATAGTTATATACTCGATATAAAATCCACGTTCGATATATCTTCTCGTGAGTGCGATTAGTTCAATCTTTTTTTGCTCATAACCGAGCCCTTTAAATGTCCGTTTATCGAAATACGCCATCTTATAATAGTCATAAGAAAAACCAGTCAGTGTATACGAGTTCATCGCTCGTGTCGCGCCGATGTCGCACCCGATAATGTAACGCTGATAATCACGTTTCTCAACCGGGTGTATGAGTGTCGGTCTGATGTAGTCTATATATATGAGTGAACCGGGCGCGCCACGCTCACCGAGTATCTTGGTGGTGTAATAAAAAGACCCCACGGGATACACGGACATGGCGCGCTCGATTTGCTCGTCAGTTAAAATTGGGTTGTCATGAAATCCCCAATGTTGATAATACCAGCCGTCACGTTTGTCAGCCTTGTCCATGTCGGCGATAATTGACGACGGTACACGTCGTTTCTTAAGTATACGGCATTTATTTATGTAGTTGGTATATACCCACTTGGTTGGGACGTCGCCGTTCAGCGTCCATATCTGGAACGGTCGTTTGACTGCAAGTTGTCGCGCAAAACACTCGTTCACGAACGACTCGTTAGCGGTGTTGACTTCGTCGATGAGAATGACGCCGAGCGTCTTGCCAAGAATCTTTTGCCACTTGCTCGCATCGGCAAATCCACACAATAATATCTTTTTCCACTTCGGTCGCTTTTCCCCAAGGTCACACCGAACGTTAACGTAGTATGAACCAATTTCTTCTTTTTTCATCGAGCAGTAATTGGAGTATAGACGTAAAAGCCCTATGTCTTTTTTATTAAGTATTTTATCTTCGATAGCATTTAGGTCCCACGCAGCGATAAGATGCAAGTCCTCGTACGATTCCTGAACTGCCTCAAAAAATGCGCTGATTGACGCAGCGGTCTTGCCAGACTGGGCGACGCCCTCGTTGACGAGCAAATGCACCCGATCGTCGAGTGCGAACGACAGCGTGTCAATGAACTTGTCGTTAAACACAAGTGGACATGCGCCCTCGTCGTTGACCGTCAGCATGTCATTACGATTCATCATCATTTAATGCCTCATCTAATGCGCTCTTCGATTTCATTTCTTTAATAAGTTCTTTATGAACCTCAACTTGTTCTTTGGCTATTTGCACCTCTACCTTGTCCGAGTTAGAATATTTTTCATTTCGTAAGTTCTTCAAAATAAATATTTGAGCAGTTGTCGAAGGCGGCATGAGTTTTTTATAAACTCTTTTTATAATAACTTCTCCCTTGGCATCATACTCGGTTGTTTCTTCTTCAAAATAAAATCCCTTGGCAGTTTTAAACAAAACGCTCTCGATGTCATCGACCGCTTGGACACGGTTTTTTAGACACTCGGCAAACTCGGGGTATTTTTTTATATATTCATATAGTGAATCTTCGCTTATTCCGAGGTTTTTCGCGATGTTAAGTTGAGACACGCCGCTGAGTGCCCACGTAGCGATGCGGTCGAGGTAAGGCTTAACGTGCGACTCGTATTTAGATTTAGCCATAGACGGTCAACTCCTTATGCGTCTATTGTATTCCTTTGTCCTTACAATGTCAAGTAAAATATAAATGCATAGGGTTCGTTAGGGTTTAGCCCATTTTCTATAACTCTCCCATAGAAAAAATTATATAAAAGAGTTATGAAAAACGGGGTAAACCCTATGAAACCCCCTCTTTTTGGTATGTAAACGGGCTATTATGGGCGATTATTGGCGATTATTGGCAAATAAGGCCATTTTTCTAAAAAGGTATGCAAAAACGCCCAAAACCCTATGCAACCCTATGCATATTAAAAAATAATTATAAAATTATTAAAATATCTATTGACATATGTAAAAAACGGTGTATAATGGGGGTGTAAGTTGATGATCAACCTACACAGGCTATATGCCAAGTAAAAAGCAAATTACAAAAGAATATTGGACGTTTGATGGTTCAAT